ATCTGCAAAGTATACGAATAGCATTTTCGTTTTATCGCCTAAGTTACCAACCCGCTACGGCGGGTTTTTTCTTGTCTATCACATAAAAATGGCCCCGCCGTATGGGTAGCGGGGCCTAGTGAGGTGTTGGAGCAATCGCCAACAGGGAGTTAATAGCCATCAGGGGGAGGAGTGGCTATGCTTAGTGGTATAACATCAGCTAAATTATAGCACAACTGTTATTTTACTTGACCTCTACTAAGTGTTGTAACTATGTTGTCCGGGCGTATAACTATGTGAGGTTAGCATGAAACGACATTATAAATACCTGTCTAAGAGGAAGAAGAAGAAGGGATACTCGTGGGTGATATCGCCTTCGAGGGCTATTAAGAAAGCTCTAGATGTGAGCTTCGAACAGTACAGCACACATGAGGAAGCAAGAGTAAGATCCCTCGAACTTGAGCAAGCCTTTGACGAATGGAAACGTACCCAGAGGCCTATTAAGAAGCTCCACATCGAGGAAGATACAGTCGATGCTCTGTTTAGTTTCTACACTAGCAGGGACGCATTCCATAAACTGTCTGATAATAGTAAAAGAACGTATCAGTTCTTGTTCCGCACTGCATCTACTATGCGTGTAGGTCAGTCCAATGACTACTTTGGGCGTATGCTGGTAAAGAATGTCACTGCACAGGTTGCTGATGACTTGTATCTAACTGTGAAGAACAACAAGAGTCTGCATCGTGCTAATGGTGTGGCTAAGATCTTACGCCGCATATGGTTTGTCGGCAGGAGAGGCCCTCTCGGGGATGATCATCCGAATCCGTTTCAGCAGATGGGATTACAGAAGCTCATCAGACGTAAGGTTATGTGGACTGAGAGTGAAGTCTTACAGTTTGTTAATAAAGCAGATGAGCTAGGCTACTGGAGTGTCGGTACACTTGCCCTTCTATGCTATGACCTGTGCCAGCGGCCCGGAGACATGCGTAAGTTGCGCTGGGATAACTTTGATGGTGAGGTGTTTGACTTCATCCAAGAGAAAACATCCACCGAGATGGTACTAGAATTATCTCCCCGCCTAGGTCAACGGTTTGCTGATATAGTACGAGGCAATGACGATGATTATATCATTAACTACGAGGCCACAGGCAGGCCCTACGACATGCGTATGTACGCTAAGGTGGCCCAGCATGTACGCAAAGAAGCTAAGTTGAATCCTGACCTACAGATTAGAGATCTTCGACGCAGCGGGGCCACAGAGATGGGGCAGTCCGGGGCAACTGAGGACGAGATAGCTGCGGTTACAGGACACACATCACGGCAGATGCTGGAGATATATGTGAACCCTACTCGCAAGACCGCATCCCGAGGTATGCAGAAGAGGTGGCAGAATGCGTGACGTAAATGAGGCTCGGGCAGAGTTTGAACGTGAGCTGGAGAAGATAATAGGGTGCGATGCCATACAAAGCGCCCAGCTCACTGAACGATTAATAGATTTATTCACCTCACTTAGAAGCGAGATAAGAAAGGCAACGATTAAATGATAAACGCCACCTATAAGGATCACATGGGCTCCGATCTCTCAGTTGTGAATGCAGCCCGGGTCTCTTTTGGTAAAGAGAAGGAAGCGCTGGGCTACACTAGCATTGGTGGCGGGCCCAAAATACCTGTGATGCATGACACAGACGTTAGGCTGATTAGATACCTAGCAAAGCACAAGCATACATCTCCCTTTGGACATGCTTTCGCATCCTTTCACGTTAAGGCTCCCATGTTCGTAGCTCGACAGTTGGTCAAGCATAAGTTTTTGCGCTGGAATGAGATCAGTCGCAGATATGTAGACAACAAGCCTGAGTTTTATGAGCCTGATGTGTGGCGTGGCCGCAGTGAAGATAAGAAGCAGGGCAGTGCCGGGACAGTAGAGCTGTATAACATCTACGATAAACGTAACCCCGACTTCTTGGTTGGCGAGACACAGACACATTATCAGAAACTACAGTACGAATTATATCAGTCTCTACTCGATGCGGATGTCTGCCCTGAACAAGCACGTATGGTCCTGCCAGCCTCTACCATGACTGAATGGTGGTGGTCAGGTAGTCTTGATGCGTGGGCGGATATGTGTAAGCTCAGATGTGCATCTGACACTCAGGCGGAGACCCGTATAGTTGCAGATCAGATTAGTAAGGAAATGTCAGACTTGTTTCCTATTAGTTGGAAAGCTCTGATTCTGTGAGTCATCCCCGAAAAAGACAACTTTTGACAACAAAACTAAATTTATCCCCTTTTGGGGGTATTTTATTTAGTAATATCAGTGCTTTGGTTGCGGGAGTAGGATTTGAACCTACGACCTTCAGGTTATAGGTCTATTGAATGATTTCAATGGGTTACGGGGTATCGGGAATAGTAGGCCGATAACTGTCGTACAATTAATGTTGACGGATTTAAAAAACACGATATAAGTGAGGGGCCGTTAGGGCCCGAACTATACCTATATAGGGTATTAATAATGAACTATAGCAGAAGCGATCAAATAAGCATAATCAAGTCGATTACTCTTAGAGACGGAGACAGTAAAACTTTAGACTGTCCCTTCTGCTTAGGTCGCAAGAAGTTCACGATAAGTAAGATCGATGGTCGGACTATTTGGAATTGTTATAAAGCATCTTGTACTATAAGGGGTGCATATAATACGGGGCGGTCGATCTCTGCTATTAAGAATAAAATGAATGGCGAGGTGGCAAATCTAGACCGAAAGATAAAACCAATACCATCTGTATTAACATCAGTTGATAACAATGAGTGTGCGGTTGAATATCTTAAATCAGTAAATTCCTATGATGCATTCAAGATGGGTCTAGTCTCACTTTCCTATGACCCTGCAAGTAACCGTGTCCTATACTTTACTCATGGGGGCAAAGGTGCAGTAGGTAGATGTCTTGATAATAGAAAACCTAAGTGGATGTCTTACGGAGACACTCAAGATGGTGTTCAAGTAGGTAATACTAAACATGCTGTTCTGGTAGAAGACGCTGCTTCCGCATGCTCTGTAGTAAGGGTTCCGGGGCTTACGGGATATGCAATGCTTGGAACAAACCTTACAGCCCCTATTAAAATGCGTGTTAGACACTTTAGCTGTGTGACAATTATTCTTGACAACGATGCTAGTTCTAAGGCATTACGCATAGCTAAGGCCCTACAACTACATACTGATGTACGAGTAAGGCTGACGAAAAGAGATTTGAAATGGCTTGATAGGCCTGAGTTAGAAGAATTGATAGGTCATGAATACTAGGAAATTAGAACATACGGACTATCAAAGATCAAAGGTATTAATTTCCTTTGAAAATACACAATACTTTAAAACCTTAGTTTCCCACAGGTGGACAGGTTCTTACTTGTTAAAACCTTACGGGGCTCATTTTAGGAAATCCTTACGCATACTAAGTAAAAAAATACTTAGGGTTGGATCTGATTGGATTGGCAATAGTGTCTGGGATAGCCCAGTAGTTGGTTTAGCACCACCCTCTTAAACATATATACAATTTAACATAGAGGCGCAGGCGATCGGCTGCGAAAAAAAGTATTCGTCTAAGATACCAGTACAGACGTAAAACAAAAGGGAATGGTACATTGAAAGCTCGTGGAATAATTCTTGTGGATTTTGATTTCGACGGATTCAGAGAGGCCGCAGAGATGCAAGACATACTCGAAAAAGCAAGAGATATGATTATTACAGACAACAAGTATGTTGTGCATCATCAGACCGACTTGAAGGAAAGAAGAGGCGATCACGCCCCCGACTTGCGGAAGATGAAATTTCGTAACAATTAGAACTACTTAAATACTGTATGTAGGGCCCTGCCATTTGGTGGGGCCTTTTTTATTTGCTTATTTCCATTGCCGTGTATAGTAATCGTACTATTAAGGGGAGAACCCTACACTAACAGAGGTGGAGAATGGACCAAGCAATACTCAAGAAACTACTATCGAGCGAATTTTATAATGATAACAGGGCCAAGCTAAAAAGAGCCCTATTTGCCGAAGAAGGCGCAGACCTCTTCGATGTACTGGAACAAGCACACAGTAAGTATGGACATGATCTGTCCGTCAAAGAGCTTTTGATTCTGTACAAGATAAACAATCCTATTTCGACAGAAGCAGAAGTGGGCGTTGTAACAGATGTTATAACAAGCATAAGCAATGCGCCTGATATATCTGACGGTGTGGCGCAGGACGCTATCATAGATTTGTGGAAGCGAGAGAACGCCCGGCAGATAGCTGACCTAGCCATTAGCGCAGCTACTGAAGGCAACTTCGAGGCAATGGTTACCATCCGTAATATCATGGATGAAACCATAAGCAGCTACGTCCCTGATGACTTCGGTGACTTCACAACTGATGATCTAGATGAGCTTCTTGCCGAGACAGGCAACGGGAATAGATGGATGTTCAACATCCCAAGCCTAAGCAGGAATGTTTATGGCATTGGTCCGGGGGAGTTTGCTATCGTATTTGCTACCCCGGAGACAGGTAAGAGTTCATTTGTTGTGAGCTGTTGCGCTGGGCCCGGCGGCTGGTGTGAGCAAGGTGCTAAGATCTTGTACCTTGGAAACGAGGAAACAACTCGACGTACAAAGGTTCGAGCCTACCAAGCGTGGTGTGGCATGAATGAGCAGGAGCTGCTGGATCGAAACGAAGAAGCCAAGCGCAAGTATACTGCCATCAAAAGCAACATGCTGATGAAGGATATTCAAGATTGGGATCTAAACCGTATCGAAGCATTCATCGATAAGGTTAAGCCTGATATCATTATACTAGATCAGGGTGATAAGATTCAAATCGCTGGCCAGTATAACGCAGGCCATGAGCGACTTAGAGAACTGTACAGGCGGTTAAGGGAAACAGCCAAGCGTTATGACGCTGCGGTCATCTCTGTTAGTCAGGCTAGTGCGGATGCCGAGCACAAGACTAAGCTGTCATATACAATGATGGAAGGATCTAAGATTGGTAAGGCTGCGGAGTCTGACCTGATCATAGGCATAGGAAGACACTCAGGTGAGACCGATAGCGGGGAACCTGACCCTACTCGCTTCTTGACTGTTAGTAAGAATAAACTCTCCGGCTGGCATGGAACTATCCCTGTCGTTCTAGAGGCGGGGATTAGTCGCTATGTCCAGTAAGTATGAAGGATGGCTGGTCCTAGATTTAGAAACCACAGTTCAGAAGATTGATGGTAAGTGGGATAACTCACCAAAGAACCCTAATAACAAAATGGTATCGGCGCATTACGCATGGATAACTGCTGATGGTCTGGGCGAGGTCAAAAGTGACTTTTACCATCACAAGGACTTGAAGAATTACGGGGTGTGGAATCACGCTTTGAAGCACCCTGATGATCCCAGAAAGCTAATGAAGGCTCTCAAGAAGGCTAAGGGTTGTATTGCACACAACCGTAAGTTCGACAGTTTCTGGCTGAGAGAAACAGGCTTCAAGGAATATATGCCAGAGAATTGGTACTGTACCATGCAAGCTGAATATCTTCTGGCAAAGGGTCAACGCACCGAGCTGTCTCTATCAGCAACGTCAGAACGCTATAACGTCACTCGTAAAAAGAGTGATCTGGTTGATGATATGTTTAGGCAGGGGACCGGGTTCGAGGAGATGCCTATCGAAACAGTCCGGGAATATGCCGAGGCTGATGTCATTAGCTGCGGTGAGATATTCCTAGCACAGCAAGCCAGATTTGAAGAGCCTGACAATGTATCGCTTCTTCCTGTCTTACAGCTCACATCAGAAATGACAGAGTTCCTGCTGGAGATCGAAAGTAACGGTTGCCAGATAGATATGGATGTACTGCTTGAGGTCGAACATACATACAAGACGGAGCAATCCAAGCTGCTATCTGATCTGACTAGGATCATTGAAGAGGTGATGGGGGATACTCCAATCAATCTCAACAGCGGGCAGGATCTCACTAAGGTAGTGTACTCCCGTCAGGTAATAGACAGAGAGGTCCACCGATCTGAGTTCAATATAGGAGTGAATGCTGCGGGAAAACCTCTACGCCCCACTCCCATGAACAAAGCACAGCTCACTAAGGCTGTAAGAAAGACAACTCAGAAGGTTTATCGGACTGAAGGTATGTGCTGCAAGGAGTGCAAAGGCTCTGGCACAATACAGAAGTATAAGAAGAATGGTGACCCGTGGAAGAATAGAACCAAATGCCCGGTATGTTCAGGTGTGGGTGCTCTCTACATTCCTACAGGTAAGATTGCGGGCCTGAAGCTCATCCCTACAGTTTCGGCTGACGCTTCTATCAACGGATTTAAGACCGATAAGCTGACGATCAAGAAGCTCATTGATCAGGCCTATGCTAAGGATAACTTGACTGCGGTTGAGTTCCTTACCAAAATCACACGGCTCAATGCCATAAGCACTTACCTTGATAGCTTTGTAAGCGGCATCAAGACATGGACTAGATCGACAGGGCTACTGCACTCCACGTTCAATCAGACCGTAACTGCAACTGGCCGCCTAAGTTCCACCAATCCAAATTTCCAGAACTTACCAAAAGGAAATAAGTTTGAAGTGCGCCGGGCTATTGTCAGTAGATTTGCTGGCGGGAGCTGCGGAGAAATGGATTTCAGCGGTCTTGAATTTAGAGTCGCAGGGATGCTTTCAAAGGATCAGCAGATCATTGATGACGTTCTCGTAGGTAAGGATGTTCACAGGCAGACTGCCTCGATCATACTACAGAAGCCAGAAGATCAGGTTACTAAAGAAGAAAGAGGTCAGGCAAAATCCAAGACGTTCCAGCCACTTTATGGCGGGATTGGGATGGGAGAGCCGGACCATGTTCGTGCATATTTCAGTTCATATTTTAAATTATATCAGGGACTTGCACGATGGCATAAGAGCCTCGGTGATGAGGTATTAAATCGAGGATATATACAGACCCCGAGTGGGCGTCAGTTTGCATTTCCTAACGCCAAACGTCTGCGAAATGGCAGGATCACCAACCATACTCAGGTGGTAAACTTCCCCTGCCAATCGTTTGCCACAGCGGACATTGTTCCTCTGGCATGCATACGTGCCCTGCGTAAGTTTAGAGAGATGGGGCTGCTTAGTAAGCTGATCCTAAGTGTGCATGACTCCATCGTCGTAGACATACATCCAACCGAGATACAGGACGTAGGCAGGGCACTCCAGTGGGCTATGAGCGGCGTAGATGAAGAGCTCCAGCACAGGTTTGGATATCAGGCAGTTCTCCCATTAGATACTGAGTATTCAGTCGGTAGCAACTGGATGAATATAGAAGAGATAAGTGTTGATACGGACACTTAATTGAGGTACAATAACAACTCTATTATAAAAGGAGACCCGGTAATGGGCGAAATGACAACTTATTCAGCAGCACAGATGCAGGAGCTACATGCCACGCTGGGCATGAACGATCAGCAACCTAAGTCAAAGAACAGGCTTCCCGAACTTAAAATCTCTAGTAAGCGGCGGGATGAAGCAGGCAATGACATTCGTGACTTCGAGGGCCATTTCTGGCTCAAGAACTACGATCAAGAAGTTTATTCGGATAAGGTAAAGATCCGTGTTCTGTCTCAGCTTTATCAATGGATTGATTATGATCCAGAAGCACAGAGACCTCGTAACAGAACACTAATGATCCCGTTCCTATCACATCAGGCGATAGACGAGACGGGAACTGTGCGCTGCGGCAAACCCCTCTCAAAGGTGATGAAGGATTGGTCAAAGGAACAGAAGGCTAAGTATTCTACGATTACTTTGTTCCGTCAGCTAAGATGTCTTGTGTCATATACTGGTAAGACTGCTGCTGGCGAAGAAGTGACAGTAGAGAACGTCCCTGCCATCATTATGAACAAGAAGACTTCCTACATGAACTTCGAGGACGAAGTTATTAAGAAGCTGAATGGTCGTAACTACTCTGACTTCTGGTGTGATTTATCTACAAATGAGCATCAGAACGGTGATGTCACTTATTATACTTGGCACTACAAACCGGACCTAAAAAATCCAGTGGCTATGGATGATACCACTATGGATACGTTAGCTCATTTTGCCTCGATGGTTAAAGCCGAGAACGAAGATGTCAAAGCTAAGTACGAAGCAGCCCTTAGCCGTAAATCAATGGATGACGATATTCTAGAAGCCCTTGAGGATGATCTAGATGCGGATCTAGCAGATTGATTTTAGAAGCTCAGATACACAAGAGCTGTGACAAACTCTCTAACAACGAAGCGCACCTTTTAGACATCAAACCTGAGTGGATTGATGAGTGTGTGGAGATGGTTAGAGAGGGCCTTCACAAGCAGTTATTTCGTGAGAACGAACCGTTTCGTGTACGCATGTCAAATATTTCGAGGCCTACCTGTCAGCTCCAGATGGACAAGGCAGGGGCTAAGAAAGCTCGGATGCCCTACAATCATATCATTCGTATGATGCATGGGGATATCATTGAGGCTGTGATGCAGCTCATCCTGCGTATCTCCGGTGCAAATATCACTGGTGGTAAGCACAAGGTTAAGCTCAAGGTTGCGGGAACAGAAGTCCGTGGCGAGGATGACATAGAAATCGATGGCAAGATCTTTGATACTAAATCTGCTTCGCCGTGGGCCTTTGGTAACAAGTGGAGCAAAGGCTTTGAAGGTCTAAAGGAGTCTGATGACTTTGGGTATATAGGGCAGCTAGTAGGCTACTCCGTTGCTCAGAAGAAACAGCCCGGCGGATGGATTGTAGTAGATAAAAGCAGCGGTCAGGTGAAGGTGGTTGAAGCCAACTTATCAAAGCCTGAGATCAAAGAGATCCTCGGCAGTATGAAAGACACTGTTAAGGCTCTCGATGGTGAGTTCAAACGCTGCTTTGAGCCAGAGGATGAGAACTTCCGCCGTAAGCCTACGGGCTCCAAGCGTCTGTGCGCTACCTGTGGTTTCTGCTCATTCCTCGATACGTGCTGGCCTAACGCTCAGTATCTGCCTCAGACAGGTTCTCAAGCGCAAAGCCCACGACATTACTGGTACACCCAGTATGAGGGTAAAGAACTCTGAATGGCGATCAAGACCGCCAGCGCTAAAGGTAAAGGCCGCCGCCATCAGCAATGGGTCCGGGACAGACTATTAGATCTATTCCCGGATCTTGAGCCCGACGATATCAAAAGCACATCTATGGGAGCCTCTGGAGAAGATGTCCAACTGAGCCCGGCTGCCCGTAAGCAGATACCCATCAGCATAGAATGCAAGGCCTACAAGAGCTTTGCTGTCTATAAAATAATGGATCAGGCCACCGAGAATTCCAAAGAAGGAATTGAGCCTGTTGCAATCATAAAAGCGGATCGTAAGAGCCCACTGGCGGTAGTGGATGCTGTGTACTTCCTGAAATTATTAAAACAGGCAGGAGCCAATCCATGATCGAAGATGAGTTACCAGTAAATACTATGACCCTGATGATTGAGGTCAAAGAAGATGGCCAGATGGCACTGTTCTCAGGCCATAACCTGTCTAATGAAATGGGAAAGGATGAGTTCGCATTCTTAACAGATATGATGAACGGTCTGTTCCTGTCATTTGATGAATTGATGAATCATTTTGCCAGCGTAGGAGAGTCAGCTCGAATTGCTGACGAGCTTATGGAGCAAGATGAAATCATATTTGAGGCGGATGAAGAACTTGTCGAGGCAATCAAAGACAAGAAGATAATCCCCTTCGATAAGAACAAGTTGAACTGATGGCAAAGTGGAAAGAAGTACCGCTTGCGGCGGAGGCATGTGATCGAACCAAGGTAGCCTCGGACGGACTGTCTACGTCCTACTATGAGCTTCCAACTCACGCCACAGAACTACGTCACTTGATCAGTCATAAGGGCATGAGCAAGAGCCGTGGAGACATCTTCAAGGCTTGTTACCGCCTCGGTGAAAAGCAGGGCACGGACACGCTCTACGATCTCAACAAGATGAAGTTCTTCATTGAGGATTTAATAGAAATGCATAAGCGTGGAGAGCTTTTATGAACATGCAAGATTACCAAACCCAAGCATCTAAAACCGCCATCTATAACGATGCTGATATCATCGTATATCCGGCCCTCGGGATGCTATCAGAAGCGGGCGAGGTCGCAGGCAAGGTTAAGAAGGTCTTGCGTGATAAGAATGGCAACTTCGATCCTACCGAGAGAGAGAAGATAGCTGACGAAGTGGGCGATGTGCTTTGGTATATCGCTGCGCTTTGCACCGACTTGGGTATTGGTATGGAAACCATTGCCCAGAAAAATCTCGATAAACTTAACAGCAGAATGGCACGGGGCGTAATCAGCGGCTCGGGCGATAATAGATAGGGGCAGTAATGAGCAGTTTTAAATCCAACCTTAACCCGGCATTCCGATCAAAGTTCAGCGAAGACATCTTCAATCATAAGTATAAACATGAAGGCGCTGAAACTTGGGATGCGCTGGCTAAGACACTAATTGATGATGTATGTGGTGACTTCCTACCACAAGAAGAATTAGACCAGCTCACACAGTATGTGCGTGAGATGAAGTTTATTCCGGGCGGACGTTACTTGTACTACGCCGGGCGTCCAAACAAGTTCTTTAACAACTGTTACCTTCTGAAGGCAGAAGAAGATACTCGTGAGGATTGGGCGGACCTTTCATGGAAAGCAGAATCCGCCCTAATGACAGGTGGGGGTATCGGTGTAGACTACTCTGTTTACCGTGCCAGTGGGTCGCCTATCGCTAAGACAGGCGGACAGGCCAGCGGGCCTATCCCTAAGATGAATATGCTGAATGAGATTGGCCGCCGTGTAATGCAAGGTGGATCACGGCGCAGCGCTATCTATGCCAGCCTTAATTGGAAGCATGGGGATATCCATGAGTTCTTAGAAGCTAAGGATTGGGCTAACATGCCTGTGGGAAATACAGGCAAGACTCTGTGGGACATCAAGC